GAAATGGATAATCCGGTAAAGGCCGGCATAAGGGGTTCAATGCCCCTTTATCTACAACCCTAATCGGCACGGGGATAATACGTCCGAAAACAATCAAATATCTATTTATTATGGATCGCAAAAGAATCAAAAAACAGCCGCTGTTGGTGTACAGCGTGAAAGTGAATGACACTGAAGGTCGATGCCAGCAGCAAACCAATGTGTCTCAATCGCAGAAGATACGGGAAAAGCTAGAGGCAATGTTCGTACCAAGACTGGCAATTGCTTAACTGAAACTGCAATGCCCTGTAATGAATTTCTGAAACGCAATGCGGGCAATCGCATAGCCGGAATAAAAAAGAAATACGGGAAACGATTTATCCATCCTTTTTATGGGATATCGTTCAGCTCAAGCAACTACCAAAAGTTGCCCAATGGCTATTATGCCATATACGACAATCCTGACCAATTGGGGTTTACAATTGGAAAACCAATACAATAATTACCAAATGACAGACACACGGGAAAAACTCCGGCAATACCTTGCTGACGAAGATCTGATTTCAGACACAAAGGTTGAGTTAATATACTCTCTGCTATCAATGAGTGGAATGCCGTCTAAAACGGACATCCTAAAACTCGCAGGATACGACGTTTCAAAAACCTACGACACGGCTTATCCAAGTCCTTATGCCGAAAGAATCCGGGAACTATACCCCGATTTCAACAATGGGTGTCACATTTATGACTATTCTGAAAATCATTTCGGGCAAATGGTGAACATCAACAATCTGTTTGCCAAACACGTACTGAAAACCCTATCAATCCACTATTAATCATTTAATCAATCCCGACGCCATCCGGAAAATGATGGCCAAAGAGTTATGAGTCTAAAATCCAAGATCATTGCCGCTAAGGAAAGTGGCGTTACCCCCATCACCTACAAACAAGGTGGCCTGATGTTTCAATTAACAAAGTTGAAATGGTGGCAGCCAGAGACAATGCCACCTCCGACGGTAGCTCAGGCATCTTTATTAATTGAAGCCTGTCTCAATTTTATCAAAACAGGCGAAGGCGGCAATGAGCTGATTGAAGGGATCCAGATATGGTTTCCTGACTTCGAAAACCTCTCGGATATCCGAATCCGGTATGCACCGAAAGGCAAAAAGAAAGACGATCAAACGCCTGAACCAACGCCGGAACCGCAGCCCGAACCAACACCGGAACCTAAGCCAAAGTCAGGTTATACAGGTGGAAGAGGAGGCAAAAAGACAAATATCCCAAAGGATCTGCCAAAGCCGGAACCTGTACCAACGCCAGAACCGGAACCAATTCCTGAACCCAAAGCCAAACCAAAAAAAGAGACAAAACCCGTAAAAGGTACGGCTGAACTGGAAGCGCTGATCGGTGCTGGGATTAAGAATATCTGGATGGTAGGTCCTGCCGGATGCGGCAAGACAACAATCTGTATGGAAGTTGGTGATTTGGCCGGAATACCCGTTACGATTATCCCATGCGGTGCAGGAACCAGCGCCACTACCTTCCTGGGATACAAATATCCGGAAAGAGAGGGAACGCCCTTTGTTCATGCTTTCGCACAGGAAGGGATCATCGTTTTGGATGAGTTTACGAGCCTGGAAGCGCAGGTCGCACAAATCGTGAATGGTGCACTGGCCAATGACGAACTAACCAGCACAATCGGGACATTTCGCAGACATGAAAAGTGTGTCATTATCGCAACATCCAATACATTCGGCAATGGCGCTGATCGTATGTATGTAAGCAATAATCAACTCGATGCTTCTACCATTGACAGGTTTGCCGGTGGCATTGTTGAGATTGACTATTCGAAAGAGTACGAAAGGCAATACGATAATGAGGTGGTTCAATACGTGTGGAAGATGCGTGATGCCATAAAGGCGAATGGCCTTCGAAAAGTAGCCAGTACACGGTCAATCATTTCAGGATGCAAATTAAAATCAGGTGGACTAAACTGGAAATCAGCACTTATACAAAACTGGACAAAGGATGAGAAAGCACTATTATAATTCGCTCGGTGAATTCTATGCCGACATCAGCAATTCACTGAACAATCCGATCTACAAGGATACCGAAGATAAAGACAAACCCGAGTTCAGGGGTTTGTCTTTGGATGAGATTAAGAAAAGTAAATACAGCTATCCGGTAGGCGTCGAAAAGCTATCCCATTTCAAGGATTTCACGGTAGAAAAGGATATCACCGTTAAATACTATAATCAATTTGATGGATACGATATCGACATTGACAGAATGATGGATGGCCTCGATTTTCTGGTCGATACCCACAAAAAACGATTACTACCCAAAACAGCCGACGTTTACATTAATATCGGTGAAGGCGGCAATGTTGACTACGAAATGCTGCTGTGCAAAACCTATGCAGCCATTACGGTAATCGACAAACTTGAAACACTTGGAGTCCGGTGTGCGGTATATGCCTGTGCAGCATACGATACAAAAACGTATCGCGACAAATTAAATGAGAATGGATATCTTGAGATCTGTGTAAAGAAACATGCCGACACGCTCAACCTGGGTGCACTCTGTACGGCCATATCTCCGTGGATTCTTCGCTACTGGATATTCATGTTTATTATCGGGAAATATCCCGGCATCGTGGATGGTATCGCCTATTCCATGAAAATGCCCTCCGATATTACCGGAATCATTATCGAAACCACCAAATGCCTTACCAAAGAATCATCAAATCAATTTATTGACTCAATTAAACTATAAATCATGGAAGAACAAGAATGGCCCATCATCAGCATTTACTCCCGAAAGGAAGCCGTAGCCGACGGCGTTCAGGTTTTAGCCGATCCAAAAATCACGAAAGAGGCCGGATTTAAGTTTCCCGTTTACATGACACAAAGCGTCTGGAGTAAGTATGTCGAAGTGCCCAAAGAATTCGAAGGCATTCAGGATCTTGAAGGCCGGTTATGGGATATCCTCACGATGCTCCGTTACTCCGCGAGCCGGTGTGATTCGAATATCGTGGAATTCAAGGTTAGTGTTACGCTGCCGGATAAAGGTGACTGGACGAAATACGAAAAAATATGTGGCGAAAGTCGTACACAGCGGCTGGTCATGCTATCAAGTGAAATCGGACCAAACGAATACGATGATCCGTCACCGGTAATAACAATTTCATTACCCAACGAAGATTAATGCTGACAGGGCAGTCCTTTGTGACTGTCCCTTTTCATGTTCATAAACAATCAAACAATCAATAAGAATAATGGCAAAACTAAAGGGGTTAACCCAGTTATCCAGTGCGCTTGACAAGTTAAAAACAGTGTCAGAGCAGACCCGCGAAAATCTCGATGAAAAGCGCGGGTGGTGGGAAGAGAAAACAGAAAAATGGCAGGAGAGCGACACCGGTCAGGAGTGGGACGAACACTTGGCAGATGTCGAAAACATCCTGGATGAGATCGACGCACTGGAAATGCCGGAAAGCGAATAATCATGCAGGGGCAGTCCTGTGTGACTGCCCTCTATTTCAATATCTTAATAACTAAATAAAATGATCAGAAAAAACGGAACCGTTAAAGTATCCCGGATATTCAAAGTCCGGGCATTCATCACCCAACGAACCAAAAAAGGCTGGAACCAAACCTATTACATGGAGACAGTTATTATTGCCAATCCCGAACATGCATACCAGGTTTATATGCTCGAACTGAATAAGATAAAACCCGACCTGTTTTATAACAGCGACACCAAAAAAGCAGATTGTTCGCTTTTCGTACCGCACATTCAGAATGACGGCTCTTTGGCTTACTGGCCTGAAAACGGCAAATACATACAACGATTTAAACATAACATAGAATAGCCATGCCAAACGCCAGTCAATCCGCCATGCGGGAAATAGGGAAAGCGATCAGGGCAATTGATAGTTTTTCCTTTATGAATTTCGATGCAGTGGGCACAATTGAAAATGTTGAGAGAATAAACATTGCCCGCAAAAACCTGATCAATACGCTTTTCTCATGTGGTTATGAATTAGAGGAGTTTACATCGCGGGTAAGAAAATCAAAACACAAGAGAGCATTAATTTAAAATTTTACTATCCCGACGCCATCCGGACAAAGATGGTCATTCATTATGGACAAACAAGAAATACTTCAGTCATGTACGGTCGAAGGTCTAATTGTCAAACTTCCTGACGAACAGTTTGATCGTAAAGTTTATCAGGAAGTCGCAAAAGCGCTCGAACTTATCGGGGGTAAATGGAAAGGTGGTAAAATCGCAGGCTTCGTATTCAACGAAGATCCCACCGGCCTGCTCGCTCAAATCGCAGGAGGCGAAAGTCGTAACCTGAACAAAGAATACCAATTCTATGCTACACCGCCAGCGATTGCCGATTGGCTGGTGGAATTGGCCGGTATTAAACCCGGCCACAAAATCCTTGAACCATCAGCCGGTCAGGGTGCCATTATCAATGCGATTAATCGGGTATTGCCCGAACAAATGGTTTACTGGTGTGAGTTAATGCCATTGAATCAAACCTTTCTTAAAAAAATATCGCACACTTGTTACGTTGAAGATGACTTCATTAATTCGTGCGGTTTAAGTGATTTCGACCGCATCATTGCGAATCCGCCATTTTCGAAAAATCAGGATATCGACCATATTCGCAAGATGTATGATTGTCTTAAACCCGGAGGTCGTTTAGTATCCATTGCCTCAAACCATTGGAATACATGCAACAACAGAAAAGAACATGATTTCCAAATGTGGCTGAAAGAAGTCAATGCCAGTGTCTGCTCTGAAACTATTAAACCAGGTGACTTCCGCGAATCCGGCACAATGATCGGAATGAATATCATTACAATAAACAAACCTGCCGAATTGCCAAAGCCCAATCGTGCAATAACACGGAGCATCAATAGCGCAACTGTTAATCATTTATCTTTCAAGGATCGTATGATTGCCGATATCAACACGATCATATCAGAAGCAACCAAAAAACCATTCAAATCAGGCGATAGAAAGGTTACAATCTCTCAGTTTCTTGAAGAAGTGGGTGCAAAAACACCAAAACAAATAGCTGAAAAAACTGCTGACTTTATTCGGTATGCAGGAACGCAAAAAACCAGCGTTAATAGTACGGGTTGCATAGAATTCAGGGACTCTCTCACGAATGCCTCTTATAAAGTTCCCGACGCTGCCAGTTTACCGGGGTTTTTATTAAGTCTTAAACGACAATGGGGTGATGGAGTATCCCACGATCCCAGCACCGGAATTCCTGACAACTACGGACGGGACTTCCGACATAAATTACAAGACAACGTTTTGGCAAAACGTCGTCTTGTACAGTCGAAACCCGATGATGCACGTATGAAAAAAGATCGTGAGGAGTTTATTACACGGCTTATTTTATGCCAGGACACAAACGATATCTATTATCAATGCCGAAACTTCATTCTTGGATCGTTGGCTCCAAAAGCCGAACCAATACCAGATGCGGCACCCGCAAAGGTGAAAGCATTACCGACACCGGCACCGATCCCAATTCCGGCAAAAGTGAAAGAGCCGGAGCCAAAGCGACCTGCACCGGTAAAGCAGCAAATCATTGTTGAATTTGTCGTTGTTGAGTATTCCGAACGATCCGTTGCACTCTTTGGCAACACCAAAACCATTAAGGATAAATTAATGGAGCTGCACGGCGTATTCAACCGGCACCTCAAATACAACGATCAACCGGCATCCGGATGGGTATTCTCCAAAAAACGCGAAGCCGCAATCCGGCAATTAATCGCATCGTAATTTCTTCTTGCCCTTCGAGTGGTTGCAAACCCTAGAAGGGGCTTTAACTTCAATACAATCAATCAAATTATTAAAAACAAATTATCATGCACATAGATGTAAAAGTATCAGTCTGGAAACGTATCAAATTACCCGAAAGCGCAACCAAAGAAGAAATTATCAAAGTGCTCGAATTTGGCGAATTAGGTATTGACGACCTTTTCGAAACTTATGCCGATCTTGATTATAACGAAGTCGAAAACAGCGAAGAGACACTTACGCCGGAAGATAATGGTGGTCAGGAAACTATTGAACTCTATTGCATCGACGAAAAAGGCGATGGTCCTATCTGGACCAATAAGCCTACCGAATCCGAACCCGAATCCACCTATGTCCTATTTGGTGCCGAAGCGGTAAATTCCTATGATGAAGGCGGTGTCGATGGGCTGAGTCAGGATATTGAAGCTAACGAAGTTTGCACTTATGAACTTACTGTATTTCCAGCCAATACAAGCGTAGCCGAAATTCTTTGTGCCGGAGACGGTTGGGAAAAATATGCAATTATTACTAAAGACGAATACGATCAACTCAATTAACTATGAAAGCAATTTTAATCACAATTCAAATCGCCACCCGCGTTATTGTTGCCGATGATGCATCTGAGCAGGATATAATCAATATAGCCTTGCCTCGCCTTTGCCGTAATATGGATTCTGACCCGTGGGGAGATTCCGAAATCGGCGACGATACCGAATGCCCTTACAAACCCGAATACGACGAGCTAACCAATGAAGAAAATTAATTTATTATTTAAGCCCATTTAATTATGAAACCTTTTATTTACAATGGAATGAGGTTAACCCCTCTCAGAAAACTGACACAATCAGAAGTCAACCAAGAGTTAAATTTGCCTTTCACTTCAATTGGAGTACGCAATTATCAAAACGTACCACACCTGAACAGACAAAAGGACATCCCTTACAACTATATTAATTTTTACGTCAAGGCCAAATTGGCCGGAGCTGAAAACATTGATGTATTTCTATACAAAGGAATGGAAGTTGTGCCGTGTACAAACGAATTATTTAAAATTAAATAAATAGCCAAAAACAATGAATCCTACAATTTATTCCACACACGGAACAATAATTATCAATCCCGAAACCGGGGCCATTATCGCAACCGATATCGACATGTGTAACGATAATTGCATTGACAATATCGACCGCTTCGATATTGAACAATACAAACAATTTTACAATGTAGATAAGCTCCCAGGTGCGATAGATATTCTCGACATGGGATATTGGAAAGATGGCATATACGAAGAACCCGCACATGATTGGCGTGAAGACACAATCAAACTTCGTGCAGGACTAACACCGGACGGTTGGCCCGAAGAGCCTGTTAAAAAACCTGATATCGTTCGTATCTCCGAACCAAGAGATAATTACCACAGCGCCACAGTTCATATTCCTAACGTAAACCTTCACCTGTTCGAAAAACAACGCAGGGCATTTCTCGAATATATAGCCGGTATTGATTCTTTTCAGGATGAGCGCGACGGTTTGGAAAACTTTCTAAATGCTATTGGTGATGCATTTTATGATCAAACAAACGGACACAGCTCACTCCTGCCGGAACTGAACGACGCCGATGATGTGAAACATTGGTTTGAATTTTTGATCGAAGATTTAGATATATCAATACATCCCGACAATCCTTTCGAAGATTACATTAACAATGAAGAACCCAGCGAACCCACCTTTGATGCTGAAACAGCTGCGCTGCTCAATCAAAAAATGGAACAGGCATTTTTGATCTGCACATGCTCCGGAAGGGATATCTACGAAATTGGAATGGACATAACACGCAAAGCATTAAATCTTTCCATCGACGAATAATAGTACGGGCAGTCCTGTGTGACTGCCTTTTTTATAATCAATCATTAATATTCAAACCAACATGAACTATTTAGAACAAATTGTGGCACTCGATTGGCCATATAAATGCGACAATTCCGAAGAATCTTTAAACCTGATCGACTTTCTCGAAGCTGCAAAAGGTAACTTTCAGTATGCAATATCCTTGAGAGAGCGCGTAAACGGTCAACATCCCACAACCATTGTGGAAGGCGATTTGGTAGAAGACGAAATAATCGAAGTCAATGGGCAATACATTATGACCGGAGGAAATAAAGATTTGCTTAAATCTTCCTGCGATCTTGAAGAGCTGGCAACAATCGCCGCAATAATGGGAGATCACATTTGTGAAAAACTCTATAAATACATACAAAAGAATTGCAATTCAGGGTATTTTACAACAGTTGAGTTAATTGGCAACTTGGCAATCGAATTCTATATGAAATTCGAAGCCGTCACTGAATGGTGTGACGAAGTGTTCCACAACCCAGGCCAATGGGATCTATCACCCGACGTGTGTTGCTGGGATGATTGTGTGCTGGAATTTGCCGGTCAGAAATTTGATGAGTATATAAACCTAAATTCTAAATAATGGAAAATCCCGATCATCTTAACATATCCGAAGAAAGAATAATGAAACTTTTTGGCGAAAAATACACACTGCAAATCAAAGCCAGCACAGCTTTGATTTGCAAAATACATCTTAATAGTAAGCATTACTATATCGGCTACAATGACTACAGAAAGTGTTTCTACACTGCAAGTATTTTACCCGACGAAATATAATTATCACATAAAATAAACATCATGTTCTCACCCGATTTTTACCCCACACCCGATGCCGTTATAGCTCAAATGTGCTACGGTTTAGAGCTCAATGGCCGTATTATTCTCGAACCTTCAGCCGGTAAAGGAAATATTGTCGATTACCTTCAGCTCTATGGCGCCAACGTTCTGGCCTGCGAAAAAGATCCCGACCTGGCCACAATTGTAGCAAATAAATGTCGGTTGCTTCATACCGATTTTCTTGAAGTAACACCCGAAGAAATCAGTCATGTTGACTGTATCATTATGAATCCTCCATTTTCAGCCGACGAAAAGCACATTCTTCATGCCTGGACCATTGCACCCGAAGGATGCGAAATCATTGCACTGTGTAATTATCAAACACTCGAAAATCGTTGGAACCGGTCCCGCGAACAGCTTTCCGATATAGTCAAGAATTTTGGTAATAGCGAAAATTTGGGTGAAGTGTTCACCACCGCTGAGCGCAAAACTGACGTTACAATTGGTCTTGTTCATCTTTTCAAACCGCGTGTTTCTACCGAAACCGAATTTGAAGGATACTTCGATATGTTCGAAGAATACCAACATCAGGACAATGGCCTAATGCCCTACAACGACATCGTTGATATTGTCAATAGGTATATTGGAGCCATTAAGATGTTCAACGAAGTTATTGCGGCTTCCGATAAGATGAACAAAGTTATTGCGCCGATCAGCTCGGGTTTAGATATTGTTTTCGGTGCCCATCGTACCGGGCGTAACAATAGTTATAATGCGATCGACCGCGATACGTTTAAAAAAGAACTTCAAAAATCATCGTGGCAATGTGTCTTCAATAAAATGAAGATGGCAAAATTTATCACCCAAAAACTAATTGGTGAGCTGAATGCATTTGTCGAAAAACAATCCAACGTTCCGTTTTCTGTACCAAACGTTTATAAGATGTTGCAAATGATTCAGGGTACGCACAAAGAGCGAATGAATCGGGTATTAGTTGAGGCCTTTGACGAGATATGTAGCTTTTCAAGCGAAAACAGTACAGCAGGCGAAAAGTGGAAAACCAATAGCGATTATAAAATCAATCGCCGGTTTATCAAACCACATATTTGCAGGTATGATACCAAATGGCCCAAAGATCACGTCGATATTGGCTACGGATCAAATTATTCTGTTGACGATATAATTAAAGCGCTATGTTATCTGACGGGAACCGATTACGCTGCAACCACGAATCTTGGTTCTTTTATTGATAAAATGAAGTGTCAATGGGGCCAATGGTATGAATGGGGATTCTTTCGAATTCGCGGATATAAGAAAGGCACCATGCACTTTGAGTTTACCAACGATAAGGTTTGGGAACGGTTCAATTACCGTGTAGCCGAAATCAAAGGATGGGCGCTTCCACGCAAAACGGATGCGAAACGAAAAGGTACCGAACGGGTTAAGGAAACGGGCTTAATGATGTTCTAAAGCAAATTTATTGCAATGCAATAAAAAAGCATTATACTTGCATTTTGCATTTAATCTAATATGTCAAATAATGAAACAGATCACAATCAGAGTGGAGAATGATTCAGCGGATATGCTAGCCGAATTAAACGACAAGATTACCACTGCTGCACAAACAGTTATAGAAATTTTCACCTATCTGCGTCGTGGAACAATTAATGAACTTCGCGGACGATTCAGCAAAATAGAAATAAAGGCGATGTCTGAAGTTTATAAGTGGTTTAAACCCTCTTGGCAAATTATGAATAGTCCAGGAGCAATCGTTATAACTGTTACCAATGCAGAAAAACACAACCAGGCATTATCTGCCAACGGTGCCAGCCTTGATCTGCTTATTCCCAAATTGGAAGCTCTAACCTCTGCTCAGGCAATAGTACTTCAGCTCGAACTTATTAACGTATCACCAGATATCAATAAGTTAATCAAAACACTATTATAAATAAATCTTTCACCTTACCTTGAAAACAGCCGTGATTTATTGCGGCTGTTTTTTCAGCCAATCATTTAGTATTAAATTCAATCAATATGCTTAAATTATCTTATCTTCTTGCACCATTGCAGAAACATCACCCCGAAATTGTATCCGACTTCATTGTCGATTATTGCCGACTGGCTGATGTACCTGGTGACGAAACCTACCATTATGGCTACGGCTCGCTCAAATGGGCACTATCCTTTATCGCAGAGAACGACCCAAAATATGCAGGTCTTATCTTTTTCAATATTCTTTGCGAAGGGGTGGCCAAAAAAATTGAACCAAACACTTATGAGTACGGCATCTTAAAGTTTCACTCTATCACCCGATACCGGACGGAACTTAAAGCAATGGATCCTATTGATATTGGAGCATTGCCGGTTGAAATAATTGGCACTACAAAAATTGTAATCAACACCACCAGTCGCCAGTTGTCTTCAATGATCTTCCGAAATATTCCCGATGTGGGAATGATCATATCCGTTTGCACAGGAACACATCCATCCATCAAAATGCGCATGAACAAGCAATTAATCGCTTCCATTCCAAACCAGATTCTCGACCTGTTAGGATCAATCGACGGTGGCTGGGTTATGTTGTCAAACGGATCAGGAGTCACGATCATTAACCATGGGTGCATCACGATATCAGTGGATCAAATACTCGAAACGATTACCCCCGCATTAATCTGATCTCCATCAGTATGGGCAATCCTGTGTGATTATCTCTTCATTCATTAATCCCTTTATTATGAAAGATCGTATAAATAATCTCCGTGACGCCATCGACCATCACAATCGCCAATATTATGCACTGGCTAATCCTGAAATATCCGATGCAGTGTTCGATAAGATGTTCCAGAAGCTGATCGAGCTGGAAAACGAATATCCCGAAAACTACAATCCAGACTCACCAACTTCACGGGTTGGATCCGATCTTGCCAATTCTTTTGGAACGACCAACCACCTCTCACCAATGCTTTCTGTCAATTCAGTACAAACATTAACCCAAATCGAAGAATTCATAACAGGCTTTGATACAATTGCACAGCTCAAATACGATGGGGTAGGAGTGAACCTGATTTATAAAGACGGGAAGCTATTCAAAGCTGTCACCAGGGGAGATGGATACAAGGGCATTGACATTACTTCCAACATCCGTACATTCAGTACAATTCCCTACACAGTCAATACGATCGAAACAATTGAGATTCGTGGTGAAGTATATTGTCCCTATTCTGAATTGAAACGCTTGCAGTCAATGGGTGAAAATGTGAAGTCACCGGTGGCTGTAGCCATCAATACGATTAAGATCAAGCAAAGTGGCCGATGTTCAAAGCGTAACCTCTCGTTTGTAGCCTACCATCTCACCGAAGGCATTGCCGGTTCCACCCATTCTGATAATATTGAATGGCTAAAAAATAATCACTTCGCAACACCTGTTACCTTCGGTGTTGCAGCCATTAAAAAGATCATCGCAGCAGAGCCTAACTGGTCATCCGACAAAGTATACTCAATGAAAGACATCCCCGCTGACGGGATTATTTTCAAACACAACGATCTCCTAACTTGTCATGCAGAAGGGCACACGTCGAGGAATGTTAATTGGGCTATATCGTGGAAATTTGACAAAGAAATATACCAGGGCACGATTGCCGGTATTGGCGGTCACATTGCTGCAGATGGATGTGTTGAACATACCCTGTTCATTAATCCAATCGTGATAAACAACGAAGTGATCAGTAAAATTCCATTCCCTGCATTTTTCCCCAACATGGATATCGCAGTCGGGCAAACAGTCGACATTCGTCGCGTAGGAACCCGTGTTGCCCGAATTGTAGGTTTTATCGATGGTGAAACAAGAAGTGAGCTTCTTACTTATTGTCCACAATGCTCTGCTCCATTGGTCAGGCGCGGTAATCAGTTTTATTGTTCGTCAAACTGCCAGAATACCGACACTCCACCCGAAAACGAAGAACTCACTCAATCGATTAATATCAGTGTTGCCAGTTTCTCGATCGACCCGGCCATGTTCCGATACATCGTTAACAAAAACAACTGCAGAATATTCCGTGTTACGCCAAAATCGGACAGTTACATGCTTTACTACAACAATACAAAACAACTCGCCGACATCGGCCACCAGGTTGGCGCTTACGTTAAACAATTCTAATACTATCAGGATATGTCAGATACACCAAAAGTTTTCCAATTCAACATGGCAGACTACAACGCCAGTCTGCCCAGAATTCAGCAACACCATGCCTATTTCACCGGAAATGTAATGCGGATGGGTGGAGATAAAACAGCAATTGAGTACGATAATGATCAGCAAATAATCAACCTGTTTTTTATGATGCAGATCAACAAATTGCAGCCGGAAATTATTCTGCCCATGCCTCCTTCGACCAACAAACAAAAGGCTACTGACATTATACTGGCAGTGATTGTTTTAATTGCTGCAATATGGGGAGCAATCTATTTGTTAAATTAATCGAGAAAATTGCTCCACATCCTAATAAACCGATATACACGAGAACCGCACTAAAGTAGTGTGAGAGCCTCTCCCTGCCTGTGTTTACTGGTGGGGCGGGTTACTCAATTGCCTGCTGGTGTTTCTTTATCAGGTTTCAAATCATTAATCTATTTATATTTTTCTGTTAGTTCGTTTTTGATTGATATTTGTTTCTCTAGTCGTTTATCAGACATTGTGAACCTATTCCACGCAAAAACGAAAATTAACCAAAGTCCTATTAGTGGAGAAAACATTAATGCAGTCAACGTGTTTTTTTGAACTGTATTCGCAATTGTATCAATCCACATAATCAATTGATATGAATAATTATACGGTGAAGTTTTACAGTAAAATTGCAATAAGGTAAAAAGAATTATCAAAACACCAAGCCCCATAAGCCAGTAGGCTGGGCGTTGCCACTTTCTTAATTCTTCTTTTTGTTCTTTTTCAATGAGTTTGGCTTTTAATCGCAAGTTTTCATTCTCTGTTTCAGTTAATTTTTTACCTATTCCGCTTTTTGCGTTTTTTAGTTGTTGAATTTCTGACGACACAGTTTCTTTATGAGCCTCAATATCAGTTGAAAGTTTCTCCTGTTTTGCACATAATGCCACATTTTGATTTTTTAATGTTTCAACTTCACTTTCAAGTTTCGTTTTCGCATAAGTTTTAGCGTTTTCAAAAATCTGGTTATTCGATAAGCCTCTTGAAATAACACCGTAAAATTTGTTTTCAACTAAGTTATTCAGTATATTGCGTTGTTGCTCAAGATTTGAGGTCATTTCGCCGATACCACACAAAACTACATGAAGCCTTTCGCTATTTATTAAAATTTCATTGTTTTTCAGATTTAAAAAGCTGACAAAGCTTTTAAAATCGTCATCGGTACGGTTTAAATATCGAAGTAAAATACTCATCCATTGGCTTGGCAATAGCACAATTGGAGTCTTATTGGCTCTTTGATAATCCCAACGCCTAAGACCTTGGTCAGTTGAGATAAAAAAATACTTAGTATCGAAAATGTTTTGATCTTTATTCTCCCGTTTTCTTTCAATCCAGTGAATGTTCTCGGCATCAATGGTTGCGCTACCAATAATTTCATTGCCTTCTCTCGACTTAAAGGTAGTAATGCTAGAAATATAGTCTCTTAACAGCTCATCCGTTGTTTTTTCTTTACTATCAAAAGGAACTTTTGTATCAATGTCGATTTTAAATTCTCTTTTGAAATTATCATAAACACTAAAAACATTGGCAACAAACAGATCAATACTAGTATTGGCTTTGCCAATACGCCACTTGTGATAAAAGTTGTAAATATCTCGTTGAACTTCAACTTCTTGAAAAAGTCGGGAATTTACTCTTGGAGAATCATACTTTCTAATCCTGTCGGCATGCGATTTAATACCTGCTTTAAATTCGTTATCTGTCGATTTTGAAATGATAATTTTCTCGCCAGAATCGCTGAACTTTTTTAGGAATGTTTGAGAACGGTTTTGCCTATTTTCTCCATTGATGCCCAATGCCCTATAAATGATATTTGTATCAAGATAGAAATTCTTGTTCTTCAAATTATCCAAATGAATTGAAGAACCTCCGTTTTTGTTAGTAAGCATACAATATTCAAGAGCATAACTCGCAATATCAAATATCGCCTTGTTTTTATAGGAGTTATCCCATTGCAGAAAGTTATTTATAACCTCCTTTTCTTTTTCGGAATAGTTTGTCGATTCAAGATTGATAAGCCCAGAAAGGTCTTTTTTATTGTCGATTAGTTTTTGGAAACTTGATGTATTGGTGCTGAAAATCTCGTAAAGAAAACGATAAATAATTGCTTTTGAATCAACTTTTGCAACCAATTGAGCAAATTCCTTTTGAAATGCAGTGATAAAGAAATCAATGGTTTTGTTGCTTATTTTTGACTGAAGTGTTTGCTTCCGTTTTTCTGAAAGACAAACAAATATATCCCCATTTCGCTGATTAGTTAAAAACCCCTCTTCTTTTTTGCTTGTGACAATTTTTTTTACAGCTTCTTCTTCAAAGGTTATGCTGTATCTTTCCTGTATAAAATCAATTATTTGATGAACCGAATATTCAATAACACCGCATTCAAGTAAAACCGACTCTATTATTTTCTTGTGAATAGTTTTTGGAGCAACTTCATAGTTGTTGTCAGCATACAACACTGCTGCTAAACGGAATAATTTATTTTGGGCATCTTGGTTCATATAGTTAAGTTTAATACTAGCTGTTAGTCTTTTACACTTGCAGGCAACTTAGATATTGGCTAATTGCGTAAATATTTATAATATCCACCATAGCGCTGCGAATGTACATTTTTATTTAACACAAACAATTTTAGTTTTATCCAAAGACCTTAGCCTCATAGCTGGAGATGGAAGATTTAATGCCGCGAACAACAGCAAGCCACTCCCTGCGGCAAAGGAGGTATTTCACCGCATCGCTCATGTTCGTACTCTCCATGGGTAGTCTCAGAACCGCAATTTTCTCAGACGTTTTCTTTTTCTTGAGTCTTCCTGTCACATAAGTAACCTGGGCCAGTTCCATGGAGCTCTTTGTCTCCCGGCAATTATATTGGTCGATCATTAATCGCGGCAGCTTAGGATTGTTTCCGCTCATTAGCTGAATCATAAAATCATATTCAGTAGCGTGTTCGATATTCCCCTGACCAACATTCATCAACTCCACCTTCCACCCGGTTTTATTTCCCCCCTTATCAAATTCGATTGCTTTTTTAAGTGCTGAAGCCTGATCCTTTTTTACTTTGCTATACTGATTCGTAGCCCTGTCGTGATAGAGGTAAAGAACTTTCTTTTTGTGCGGACCAAAGAAATCCACGAACGCAGCGCCCAGCTCGTCAATATGCTCAGGAGGCAAGGTGTAAAGGTTCTTTAATATCCTGTAATCCTTGCCCTTCAATTGTCCGACTGCCAGCGAACACATATTCCCCGCGTCAAATCCGGCATCAAGCGTTTCCTCCGGATTGATGTGCCGCAATAACTTACTAATATTGTGTATTCCACCCAGAAGGCCATGTTTATCCACTTCCTCAAAATCGGTTCCGTCACTATAAAAATGGCGGTCTTTAATTGCAGGATAAAATAGCTTCCCGCGCTCCATAAACGTTGGGATCCCGAGCACAGCCGTGTTGAATTCCTCCTTTGTAAGTGTTGCTGCCATATTGATAAAATATTCCATGGTCAGGATATCCACATTGCAAAACGACGATGCCGAATAGTAAAAAGTTGATCCTGAACGCATTTTTGAATGTCGTTCTTTCCACCTTTTTAGCTTGCTCTGAATATTTTCAATCTCCTTCACATTGTGTGCTAATTGTGCCTCAATAAGTTGTGTAAGTATCTCATTAACGACAATCCCCGCCTGCAGTGCTTTTAGGATTTGATCTTTGTCCATATTGCTGGCCATGCCGCTCATCCACGGATCTTCGCCAATCATCGGGTTGGCCATATCCGATGTAAATGTTTTTCCCAGGAAATAGGGCGAGTGTCCGAATACTTTCGGGTCTCCCCGGAGCGTTGGAAAAAGTTTATTCAGCTTTACTATTTTAAGGTATTTGGCCTCATCCCCGAATACATGCACCACGCTTAGCCCTGCATTTGAGCTTGGCCGGTCAAGTGAAGTCAGGTAAAAGAAACATCCGTTGCTGGTTGTGATGGTATGTTTGTAGTCGAACACCCTGGGATAAAACGGAGGAATCCATCCTTTCTTTCCTGGCTGATCAACCACAAAGTGACTATCCTCATAAAATCCGTATCGGTCATTTAATCCCTTCACGATTCCGGGTACAATATTGGTCATCAGGTCCATGTAGGTATTAGAGGTCAATACCATTGGCGCCCTGGGCATTTCGTAAATACAGTCATACACACGGCTGGCCAATATATCTGTAGTCTTACTGATTCCACGGCCACCGTAAAAATAGAGATCCCTTGGTTTCATCAGGTCGATGGCAGCCTTTATCCAGCTGGCTTTTTCTACTTTGTGTACGTTGGTATCAATTCTCATTTCGATCAGTTAACCGGTTCAATATCTTCAATCTCTGCATTTTCAAACAATCGCCGGGGCAAACTTCCGGCCTCTCTTTTCACCTTCACCTTCATCGACTCTTTGATATCATACGTGTCAATCAGTTTCGCCAGTTCATTCCGGTCAACTTCCGGGACTCCCAAATCCTTACCCGAAACGACATACACAAAAGTTCTGCGATCGAGTAACTTTGGATCTACCCCTTCATCATCTTTCTCGTTCAATCGCATTACCCGTTCAACCGCCTCCAGGCATTTCCGGTTTCCTTCATAATCACTACTATCAAAACACAATTGGGCAGCAACTAAATACTTTTCGGCGAGCATATTTCTCCAGCTGTCTTTTCGGATGGTACGGTCCGCGTAATAATAATTCATCGCATTGTCGTAAATCTGTCGCGCGAGGTAATCACTCAGCTCCTCCTCATTTTTCGCATAATACTCCGTTTGCAGGTGACGAACAACATACAGGCGACTTTTCATCTTGTAATGCCAGTCCCTTGCTTTCTCCATATATCCCAGGTATTCAACCATTTCGGTTGGCAACGACTTACAATCCATCGTTGTCACCATCTCCTTAATCTGGTCTGCCGTAATATTCATCACCTCCATCTTCAACCGTGCCATCGCCTGTAATTATTTTATTCTTCGCCATTTAATACCCGCTCCTTATACACCTCAGCACGGATCTTATTTTCGAGCTCCCCAATCTTATCCAGTAGCTTTATCTTGTCTGTGTCCTCAATTTCGGCAGAATCATACAGACCATTGGTTTTTATCAGTAATGCCCGAAGCTCAACCAGACTTTTACTTTCCATTCTATCAAAACCACTTTTCATATCCTGACTTTTTAAAATTGTAATGTCGGTGTGCTGATTATCACGTCAACACACCGAAACATCAACAAATTAGCTTATTGGCCTTTTAACCCGGCTTTCTCCTTTTGAAGAAATTCTGCATATCCGTAAGGGTATCGCCATTCTTTTTGGTAACACCGGTAATTCAGTAACACATCCGCAAGATTGGCAATCATGCCACCGGATTTTAGTATTTCACACCAAAGGTGGTAATCCTCAGCAAACCCGGTTTTTGTTTTTCCGTACCCGCCAACATTGAGTAAGGCAGACTTTCTGATCGCCACTCCGGGATGATTGATAAACCAGGTGCCGGGCATTTCAAATGCACTTTGCCTGGTTACAACCGGTGGGTGAGTGGTCACCATCTCTTTCGCCCCGAAAAACTGAACCTGCACTCCACATACGTCAAAATCTTCATTGGCCTCCAAAAATTCAACCAGCTTACTTATCAGATTTGGTTCAGCAATATCGTCACAGTCCATCCGAACTATAATATCACCATTACAGTATCCTAAACCAAAATCAAGCACTTCCGAAAACTGAAGCTTTACATCTTTAACAACGAGACATGCAATTGGAATTTTCGGTGATGATTGTTCCATAACAAACCTCTCAATGATTACAGTTTGACTCAGCCTGCAATCATGGTTAATTACCAACAACTCAATCTCTCCCTCGTAATCCTGATTTGCAATACTCTCAATTGCTTTTTCAATCCACATTTCGTTACCATCCCGGATTGGCATCAATACGCTCACTTTTGGTAATTCCGGTATAGGTGCGATTAATTGCGTCAGAACCGGCACGGACGCAATTAATTGCGTCTCTACTGTTGATCCTTTAATTGTATTATCAATCAGTTCAATTGCCTCATCTGAAGCGCCACTTTTCGCTTTTACCTTCTCTTCGGTCTTCCGACTCCCGACTTCTGTCTTTTTCCCCATATCTAAAAAATTTATAAAAAGTTTTTCCTGAAATTTCAAACTCCTGAATTCGCTCACATATTGTGCAGCATCATTTCCCATCCGTTCCCTTTCCACAGGATGTTGGTGTAAATGGTTAATTGCCTGTACAAACAACTCAATCTCTGCTGGTGAATAACACGGTTCAGCTAATATCTCTTTGATCTCCAATCGCTGCTTTATCGGAACAACGATTCCTCTGCCGGTCATAACATTCGGGATATCTCCAATACCTGGCATAACGCAAGGGATTCCGGCACCCATCATTTCCAAAAGTGCAATGGGAAGACCTTCGGATGGTGAGCAGTTTAATCCAATGTCAAAAGCCTGCATAGTTTTATACACGTCTTTCGTCGCAAGATTTCCGGTTATGGTAACCCGGTTTTGAAACTTTCCGGCTCCAATGGTTTGAATTAATCGTTTTACCCGGCCATGATAACTCTCGCTTGCAGCTGACGCGCAAACGCCTCCAACAATAAGCAACCGGGCATTGATCGATGCAGGAAGCTTTGATAATATTTTCACGGCATCAAGGATATTCTTGTCTGCAGCTAAACGCGTAATCATTCCGATCACAAAATCCCTATCTTTAAATCCGAACTCATTCCGTACGGTAGTATGGTAGTGAGACTCTGCTGAAATAAGGTCAAAATCCACGCAATTAGGTATAACTACAAATTTTCGTTTGTCCATAACTCCATAACTGATAAACGAATCCATAATTTTTTTATGAATCGCATAGTATCCGTCGGTACCCTTTTCAAACTTCACTACCTGATTATACACCCAATTAATATCGCTGTGCAGAATCGTTAAATACCTGAAACCGATTTTCTGCTTTAATTGAATCACCAATTGCGTAATGACAAAGAAATTGCAATTGAAAACCACATCGCAACCCTGAATTAATCGCGAAACCATATCCAGGGTTGGATTCATAGTTACAACCTCAATCCTTATTCCGGTAGCTTTGATGAGTTCATAAAACCTTCCCGTTGTACCACTCAGCACAATTACATCAAATCCATTAAGATAAGCCATCAAGACATGGTGATACGAAACAAATTCAGCCCCACCCACATCATTTACGCCGATCAAAAAAGCTATTTTCATATTTCTCCTCTTTCAATCAGTATTTTTTTAATCACAGATAATTCATCCTCAGCATCTGCCATTTTTGCCCGGATCTCATCTTTGTTTTTTGTAGCCTTGTCGTTAAGCTGTTTTTTATAGTATGACATTTTACGTGGTATATTATTGCCGGTGATTTTACCCAGGCTAACAGTACTCATTGATAAGTATTTCTCTCTTATTTCCCGGGATTTAAATTCTGGTAGCTTCCCCAAAATTGTCCCGTGAATCTTAAAGTAGTTTAGCTCCTCCCAGATTTCCCGGTTAAGAATGTAGGCATCCAAAACGCCTCGTGCTTCCTGGTAACACGCATCCAAATTATTTTTATCCAGATCGTACAGTTTATCCCGGCCACTTCGGTAATCATCATAGACCGTTAGCATTTTATTGACCAGTATTGCAAACTCCTCAGGGCAATCTTTTCTCCCCAAAAACGGGAATTCATCCCTGAGCTTTATTGTTTTTTTCTGCTGGACAATCTCTTTTTCTCTCGCTTTCAGCTGTGGAGAATCATCGGGTGTAATTACAAGATCGTTACCCAACTGTCCGGCTTCGATCAGCGTAAATATCTCTTTTGATGATACTTTAACCTTATTCGCAAACTCGCAGACCAGTGTTGCCAAACCTTTTTCAACTCCCTTTGCTTCAATGTTTCTGACATAAAAGGAATTTCTATTAAATGTGAGAAACAACGATAACCCGGTATTAAAATCACCGCCAGATCGTGCCCACTGTTCCACTTTTTCTTTTATCCCAATTTCCATATTACAAAAATGTAATTACAAAATATAAGGATAAAGGACAGCAATCCCCCGCGTTTGGTACAGACGCGATTAATCGCGTCTCTTCATTTCTCAAACCTGCATTTTTCGGGATACATTCCCTGTATAAAATTCTTCAGGCAATCATCCAAACCATCATCATTGTGATTCAAATAATATTTCCCTGTGCAGATGTGAGAGACGCGATTCAATCGCGTCTCTATAAGCTGACACTCTCCAGGTCCGTACGAAAAATCGTTTTCATATCCGTAAAACAGGGCCCGCTCCACCTTCCGGTCCTTGAACATCCTTTCATAAGGGAAAACATTGAAATAAAGAGTAGAAGTCAATAACCGGTTTTCTAACGGATCAAACATTTCAAAAATCTCCCGCATTTTATCTTTCTCAAAAACCTCAGGGCAATGCGTTTCTGTCATATATCCGTGATACCCCAATCTAACCACCGCGTCAGTGCTTCTAAATACCTGGTCGCGCCAAACAATTCCTCCGGAAACAAATTCTCCGCTGTTTAATTCATCGTTGGTGAATAAGTATCGCGTGATCTGCATTTGCTTCAAAGTCCTGGCGCCGGTAATATAAACATCGTCATACATCCTTAAAAACTTATCCGGGCTGTCATTGTGGTCGATATATAACTTCAGCTTTGACACTGCATCATAAGTAGTTCCGGCATTTGTCATTGCTGTTTTTTGATGGGGGATATGCTTTACATTTCGGACCCACTCTGGCAGATCCCCTACAATCCAAACTTCATAATCTTCGTTTAAAAACTTTTCCAGGCTACGAAGCGAATAACGCAACTCTTCCCACCTGCTTGCACTTGCCAAATAGGGATAATATACTCCAATCATAATCTCCGATTTAAGGGTAGTCGTTGGGGCAGTCCTATGTGACTACCATAGATGACTGCCCTATATTTAAAAAACAAGGGCACAATGATATCACTGTGCCCTTGCGCATTTTTAGTAAAAACTAAGACTAAGCGCCACTTCCTTCAACCGATGGAAGAGCACCCGTGTAGTGAATGATTTTGTCGCCTGCAAAAAGAGATTCGAGTTTTACGGAATTCGAATCTTCCTTCTCGTCATCTTTCTGCTCGTGGTTTAGTTGCAAAGGATTGCCCGGCCAGCCAAGCAGCTTATTGAACGCAAGGTCGGGATATACAACAATCGCCATCAGATTCTCATTAACATTGTCGTTGATAAACTGCGAATATTGCAGACTCGATCCCGGATGATCAAACTCAACAGTATGGATAAATCCTTTTTTGTCGGCCTCACCACTTGTTTTATCTCCTACCTTGATGGTGTTTGGAGTTGCATAGATCTCGATGGCTTTTGCCCCTGCTTTTAAAACCAGAGGACCGATAACAGATACGCCATCGACTCCTTTGACCGGCTTGCTCAACAAATCGTCAGTCCTGATCAATATGATGTAGGAGCTTTTAGGATTCGGGCGACCGGGATTTCCGTTTTTTGATATTGATTTCTTTACACTAATAAATGCCATAGCATCAAATATTTAAAAAATGAATTACCACAACGGAGCCACCACATTATAGGGTAGCGCCGTTGATCTTAATACTAAGCCCCGCTTCCTTCAGCAGATGCAATCGCTGCAAAAACCCACTCAGCAACAGCAAATCCGACTGCCAACCAGAACTCTCCGAAAACCCTCACTTCGTAATTTTGAAGTTGCAGGAACAGCTTGGTAGCTCCACTTGCTTCGTTGATATGATGAAGCTCGATAAAGTTCTCCTTCGGTGTCGAAAACAAAACTCCCGATCCCCTCATATTTTCCAGCGGAACAATCGTGAGATTACTGAAGTCAATCTTCACTTTGTTCATATCCGAATCTTTGGTCATCGGGAACATCTCCCTGTATTTCTTTCTTCGGACTTCATCCATGTCAGGATCACAGAAGACGTTCAATCCAACCTTTGCAAGCGTCGGGTTTTGCTTTTTAATCCATTTCGCATACTCCTCAAAGTAATTGACCGAATTATCTTCACTCCAGGCAATCGTCGGAGTCCAAAAATTCATTGCTGAATCTACCGAAGCATATTCTTCTTTCAGTATAGTCAGAAAGCCGTCCATACTCTTTTCAGGAACCTGACCTGCACCACCTTCAGTAACAGTTGAAGGATCTATTTCCACGAATTTCCCCGTGGCAATCATTTTATACTCAATATCATCCGAGACACGCGGACGAAGGAGTTCGTCGACAACATATTTCGTAACAGGCATCTGATCCGGGGTCAGCTCTTCATTGTACAGGTAAGTCAGGTATCCGCCCGTAATATCATCAGGAACAATCGGCAAGTTGATCTTATGCCTTCTGTTCACAATTTTAAGCGGGGTCACTTTAACCTTGCCAAGCGGTGTCCACTTCGCAATAAACTGCTGAACAACAGAATCAATACGCGCTTTTGCATCCCGCCACTCATTAATAGCAAGCACCTTGGTCATATACACCCTGCTCTCAGTTGGCTTCAAAATCTCTTTGTAGATCTTCATCCTGCGGGCCGGGTCACTCAGATAAGTGCCAAACTCTTCGTTAATCTCCGACACATCGATTGTATCGGCTGGTCCTCCACCCATGGTCTTGTTTCCAAAGGTGCCATTAGTCATTGCAACAATGGCCGCACTCGAATTGCCGTTGATGTAATCCGTGGCCATCTTATTGTGAAAATGTTTCTGATTCACTTTAAATGCTATACCAACTACCTTTTCAACAGCGCTATTGGCATGTGCTTCGGGCTGATCAGCCTCACTCCTGGCTGCCAGAATTACATTTTCTTTCTCAAGCTTAACCTTTTCAGCTTCCAAATCAGCAAATTTCAGATCAGCAGCAGCTTTCTCTTTTAAAACCCCATCAAGCTTCACTTTAAACTCTTTTTCAAGCTCACCCTTAATCGCCTCTTTGTTGGCATTCAGCTCAGCAAAAACATCCTGCCGAATGGCACCAACCAGGGCATTGGCGATCAGATCCTGCTGTGCCATCTCTCCACCGGCATTTGCATCAGCCAATTCGTCAAACGACTGTTTGAACCGGTCGGCAAACTCACCACCGGCATACTTCATTTTTGCATTCAGATTTTCGCACTCTTCGGTACTTAAAGTCAAATGCCCTTCCTTGTCTGTGCTGAACTCTTTTTTCCCAAGAATCCCCAGCACAATTAATCCCAACGTTTTAAATGGATCCATTTTTCTATAAATTAATTAGTAAAACAATTTTTGATTTTCCCTTGCTTTAGAGCGAGCAGGAGAGGTTTTATCCCCTTCGCATCATCGCCATCCCGGAAGCCACCTCAAGTGCGTCATACAACGTCCCAAAACCATCAGCCAATCCCTCTTTCACAATATCCTCACCTTCATATAGCTTTCCACGATAAACATCCGAATCTTCACTGATTTTCCCTTTTCGGTTCTGCTTTACGGTATTGATAAACCTGGTAGCAGATGGAATCAGAATATTATTAATCAGCGGCTCCGGGTTATCGTTATCCACCAACTCACGGTATTCGTGATTCTTCAAATCACTCTGGGGAGCATAGATCGTCTTGTGCTTAATCCCTTTCTTCTCAAGCTGCTCCTTGTAATCCATATAGGAAACGTATACTCCAATACTGCCAAAAGCAGAACTTATCAGATTATCGGCCATGAGGTAGTCACAAAACGAGCCAATATAATAGGCAGCACTGGCAACCATATCACCATGCAACACTACGGGTTTTCCTTTTGACTGCACGTACTTTATCGCTTCGATAAAGGGTGGCACAGCACCCTCTGATCCACCTCCTGAATCGACATCCAGAACCAGGGCTACAATATTTTTCAGTTCACCGGCCTTGTAAATAGCAGGTACAATCTCATTCGCGCCATAAGTACATTGTGAACCATATTTCAGAAACTCTCCGATAATCGGAATAACAGCCACGGATCCAGCCGTGGCTCCATCCATTGCCATAGCCGCTGACCGGCCACCAATAGCAAAAGCTTCCTTCGTGAAAGAGTAAGCAGTGAGAGAGAGGTCCTTCTTTTGATTCAGTAAGGCACCAGGTTTCATATTCCCATTCATAACCGACATCAGCCAGGGGAGATAAACATTCTCCACCAATCCCCGGTCAACCATCATCCGATCCCGCATTACCTCTAATAATAGATTCGCCATTTGATTTGAATTCATTTTAACGGTACAATTTTAATCACGCAATTTCGGATGGCATAGGACGATATCAATTGATTTGTAGGTGTAACCCTCCGTGATTGCCCCAAAATCATGCATGATTACCCTCCTATATTTTGTAATCGCTAAAATCCTTCTGGATTGCGCCACATCCCCAAAAACACCAAGAGCAGGAAATCTTTCGATCCCTGCTCCCGATTAAATATCAGTCAGATATTATCAACACATTACACGCAAATTCAAATTGTCTTGTTGGTCTTAATGATCCTTCATATTCTGCTAAATCTCTAATTCTCAATTTAAACTACCTATCCTGATTTTGTATTAACATATTTTAACAATTAATATTCTCATTCTTCTTCTTCACGACAAACCTCCGGTTGATCTCCTTCTTTTTATACCGGGTAAATAACTTGTACAACCGGTCAAACGAATCCCGGTCATCCGAATCAAATCCAAACTCATCAATCAACACAATCGTGCATTGCTGCCGGTCTAATGTAATCATGTTACCATCCTCCCGTTTCTCGGCACGTTTCATTAATTTCCCGATGCGCTCCTGGATGATCCAATCGTAATACTCTTTGATTTTTGCTTTGAATACCATCTCTTTTACTTTTGAGAGATACCTGAAATGAGCAGGATTCTTATATTCAAAATTCGGTAACGCTATTTTAAACAAATAACCATCAACCTCCAGATCGACATACCCGTGAGGCTTGGTACTAACAAAGTGCTCAAGCATGGTGTTAAACCGATGTCTGGCCGGAAACTCAAAAATTTCCGACTCACATGAAAAATGACTCCTCAAAAACCTTTGGTAATGAGGATCAAGTTTAATAACGATATAATATTGTGATGCCATCTTGTGTCTTTTTTATTGATTCAACCACATAAAATCCTTTGTGCTTTTATACTCAAACCCAAGCACATTACCTTTTTGTGTATTGAGTATAACTGAAGCAAACAACCTTAGTTTGCGATTTTTTCCGCCGCAAATAATAGCGCTCCCGCTCTCAAAAGTCAGTTTCAGTGCAATCGACCGGCCACAAAAGCGATTCAGCTCAGCGGTCATGTCAGCTGAACCTCCTGGAATTTTCATTTCGTATTTGCTTTCGATTAGCCTTCCGGAAGGAGGCATACTTTCCTGGGTAGTCAATAGGGCACTTCCAGGCGTAAAATAAACAGGATGCCACACTTTACCGGAAACGAGCGTAACCGATATTTTATTTGAACCAATCCGCATCTCCGAATCAATATCGCCCGGAAACACATACTCACACCCAACAATAGGATCGTTGGGATGTTGCTTTTCATTAATAATCATGAATTAAAGGTTTTAGATATTACTAAAAATGTCTAAAACCCCACTGGCGGTAGGAATGTTCAAAGATAAGAATTCATGATAGAAGAAGAAATTTTTGAAGACAAATAATGAGCAGAATTGCATTCCCCCCGGATTATCCAAACTAAACTATTTTTGAGACCAATCCTTTAAAATTTTTATCAATCAACTCTTCTACTTCTATTTCAGAGACTTCCCACAGAATAGAAATATGATTGTAAATCAATGAGATATTACTTTGCCCAATAAATGGAAAATCTGTTTCTGTTAACATCAATTCTTTGGGAATCTTTTTAATAATTTCTCGCCCATGTTCAGATTCAAGCATTGCTGAATTGATTGAAAAAAAGAAGCCTGAATCTATTATCCGTTTTAAAACACTAAGAGAACCAGAATACCAATGAAAAATAGCATTTTCAATCTTCTTTTCTAGCAACATTTCTAAAGTTTCCTTTTCTGCTCTTCTGGAATGTAAACTCAAAATCTTTCGTTGCCCTTTAATGCAGTTAAGTACATAGTCAAAACTTTCAATCTGAGTTTTTTTTGTGGAAAATCCTTCTCGTGAGAAGTCTAAGCCAACTTCTCCAATGTATGACGTTTGATTAAGATACTCAGCAAATTTCGAATATTCTTTAGGATGTTCACTCGCTTTTAAAGGATGTAGCCCTAAGGCAAGCCTAATATGTCTGAAATTTTTCAAGTGATTTGCACCCATCTGGAAATGACTTGGCAGGTTTGTCATTCCGATTGTTACTATTTTCTTTTTCTCATTATCTGAGATATATTTTTCTGGATTTTGTGCCATATCAAAATGGCAATGAACATCTATCATTTTATTCCTAAGATATTTTTAATTTCAACACTTCCTTTTTCTTGAATCCATTTATTGATTTCAATCCGAGTTCTTTTCACAACATGTGCGTACTCACTAACTTTTTCTAATGGTAAAGTTCCATTTACCAAGAGGTTTTTTTCAATATCCTCAATTGTTAATGGTTTTTTCATATAATCAATAAAAGCCGGAATATCTGGTAATTTTTCCAAAGGATATTTTATTGGATTAAAAAGATTCGTTCCTATAATTTCCTTATCTAGTCCAATCTTATGTAAGGCAACTCTGCGGTAAATACACGGCATACATATTCCACAATGATTTGTACCTTCCTCAATATCTCTTATATCTTTTCGAGTTCCCCTTTTTCCACAAGAACATGAGCTGCTATACGTTGCTAATATAAAATTTCTATCTCTACATTCTTCTACCATTTCACCTTTTGTTTTCATTTCATAATCATTCTTTATAGGATGATTCAAACCTAATTTGGAAATAAAACTTTCAACTTTTTTCAGATAATATGGATGAGCTGTCCTTGTACTACAACTACTCCGTCTTGAAGGTGTCAACGGATGATTTAATGAAATTGTTCCATTTTCCGGAATTAAAATCTCCATTCCATCTCTGATTGAATGAGTCACAAAAATTGCTTGACAAAGAAACAGAAAAGACCTACTTCTAAGGGTTGTTTCTTTATTTACGGAATTCCCATTTATATCAAGTTTAGATAAGTCTACTCTTGTTTGTATTATATGATATTGATTCTTATATTTTGGAAGTAATTTTACATTAAGCTTGTCCTGGTCTGATTTAGGTCCTTTAAAAATAGAATCATAGTGTGAAACAAGAGCTAATCTATCGTTTGATTTTGACAACTGGTCAATTACTCCAATTAAAGAATCTAAACCTCCAGAGAAAAGACTTACTTTTTTAAATGCATTACGAAATTCATCTTTATAAACTTTTCCCTTTGTTTTGAGTAAATATAGAATTGATTTTTCTCTTTTTACGAATGAGATGCTCCAGTTGTCCCCTGTTAGAAATGAAAGTAATTGTTCCAAATCAATTTTACCAGCATTGAAAATCTCAGGAGATTCAACCGGAAATACAACCTCGATATCACGAGACCAATGATTAATTGAAAAATCTTTTCTTGGCAATAAAATATCTATGCCATAAACATAACAACCTAATAAAAAAACATCGAATGCCACTCCACTTTTTTGTTTAGTGAACTTATATAAGTTTTCGTATTCAATATTCAATGGAACGGATATCTCATTACCTTTTGAATCCTCAAATCCTAGTTTGATTCGAGAAAATTCACCTTTATGCGCGTTAGGAATATCAATATTAATTTTCATGATTTTCGAATGCTTTAAGTGTGTCTTCAAAAATATTCTTAACTAAACTATCTCCTTCTTTTCCTGGCCAATCAATTTTACTTAAGTCTCTCTTTAGTGCTATATTCTTTAATTTTTCAACTAGAAAATTTTTTAGTTGAGTATAAAAATTAGCAGTAGCCTGTCCTCCTTTCTCTTCTATCAATTTTTCATAAAAATCGATAGACAAATGCTCATAAATATAGTAGGCATAATACTTTATTAAGAGTTCTTCAGTTCCATATTCGTTAATCTTTGCTTCAAAATTCTTTTCTAAATCTTGAAATGTCTTTGCATCACTACCTATTTCTTCCAGTAATTGTCTTTCAGCTTCTTTTGCTGCAGTTTCATCTAATGTAGATGCAACGCCGGAACAATATTCGAGTAAGTAATTTATTGCATCACTTGCTTTTGTGTTATCGGAAAATTCAAAGCCAATATTGGATAATGCAGGCCTAAGACCCTGTGACCTTACATTATTTAAAAATCCGCCTAATTTTCTTGCAGTTTTTAATCCTGCCTTTCCTGCAATTCCAGATCTTCCTCTTCCTCCATAACTTGAACCTCCTAGTAATGCTGTAAAATTGGATGTTATGTTATTGAAATTAGTAGAAGATATTTTTCCGGTGTCACAAGCATGAGTGACGCTGCTACTTAACTTTGACCAGTTTGGGTTGCCATTAATCCCACCATAAGACTTTGAAGTTCCCATTATAATTTACGTTTTTGTGTCTTTTCTAGGAATTGGTTAAATTCAATATGTTTTACATTGAACCTTTTCATAGATTCAGTTACTGCTGGTGGAATTTTCTTTCCAACGCTTAATAACGTTTCAACATAGATTGATTTACAATCTATACCTTCTTCCAATGAGCAATTAAATATGTCATAATATCTCTGTTTTTCAGGTTCTGTGATAATTCGCTGTTTAAGTAAATTGTAAAATGCTATTTGATCATTATTACTAAGTGCTTTTAAATCTTCATTTAAGAATTTTTTAGTAAGTTTAATCGGCATTCCATCTGGTTCGAGTTTTAACATTAAAGATTTAACTATAGGTGGTACCAATAGATTGCTTTGCATAGATGATAGCTTATCTCTTGAAATCCAATAATAATCTCTTAAGTCAACTTTAGAAAGGTGAGGCTTAACACTTAGCCAATTTATTATTTTGGCTTTATTCCATCCCTTTAATTCATCTGGAAAATTCAAGTTTTTATTTCCTTTAGTGCAGCATATTTCTTCCAATATACCCAATTCAGTTGCAAGACCTTTATTGGATATTTGCCAATTATACAACGTTTCAAAAAGTTTTGGTTCCGCATATTCAAGAATCATCAGCTTTGCTAAGAAGTCATCTTTGAAATCTTTGATATTTGCTATGGCTGCCAATTTCTTCCTTAGCATAAATGTATTTAAAAAGCGCTTAATCTGTCGTGGATTACCATATAGGCTTTCCGAAATAATTGGCGACAGTTTGGCAATTAAGGAAACATTTTGTTCTAATTTAGCAGCTTTGTCAGCACCTACTGCTTGTTTGACTTTTGTAAAATCAAAAACAGAATATCTATCTTTTTCTCGAAATTTTTTAAATGCTTCAAGTACCGTTATAAAATCAGATGAGTCGTCTAAGTCATTCTCACAGAAAAGCAAAGTTATATATGTTTCTACTTCATAATCAGATAATTTTGGTAAATTATAGGGTATTTGGATTAGTTTTTCAAGATAGTCATTCACAATTCTATCATTAGTGTTTTCGGCACTACCATCAATAATTTTATTCTTGTATCTATATTCTATGGCGTGCCTAACGATACGAGGGTCTGCACCAATGACAAAGGCAGTATTTTTCACATTTAAAAATAATTTGATTGCTTCTAGATTATCAATAATTCTGTCTGGCAAGCATCTGTCAAGGTCATCAATAATAATCACAAGTTTTTTTATTTTGGACTTTTCCAGTAATTTTTCGAAGTCATCTCGAAACTTACGAACTAAATCAAACTTATTTGAATCATCAGTATCAGTTATGAATTGTTTAAGAAAATTTTCAGTATCATGTCCTTGCAATTGAGCTACCAAATCTTTTGGATTTTTTACGGCATCCTTTAACCCATTTACTATTTGAGGAATAGCACTTAATCCGCTTGACATAAGAGCAGCTGTTGCAGGTAAAGCAATATTTTTCATGCTAAACCCAATAACCCGCATCCAATTAACCGACTTGAATAACTTTTTTATATCTTCTTTTAATCCCTCTCCAAATTTTTTCTCATCCTCAAATGCTTTTATAATTGTTTCGAGCAATGCCGCCTTTGCGTCATCGTATCCTTCAAATACCCATCCATTAAAAAAAAGGCATGCTGTATTATCCTCTTTTTCAAATTCACTTTTGAGTACTTCTAAAATACTTGATTTGCCACTTCCCCAGTCTCCAAATAGTCCAATTGTAAGAGGCAGCATTTTATCATCGTTGATGAGTTCCTTTATTAAGTTTGCATGTACATCAAATCCTAAAAAATCTTTATCGGTTATGTTGTCTGTCCACATTTTTTTTGTTTTTACATTTTTTTAATACGATATAATTTCAGTGCATTTGTTTCATTAACCTCATAAGCAACTTATGTTGTTTTATGATTAGCTTGTTAAGCTTGTTATACTCTGTGATGATGTAATTGCCATTTTTATTATTTAAGTGCCTGTCGATTGAAATAATCTTCATTTTTCTAATAAGCTGAATATATCATAGTGAATTTGTCTAATTGCATTATCCAAATCTTTTTTGTACTCATGTTGTCTTACTTTTGCAGCATTTTTTTTAATACTCATTTTGTAAGAGTAATCTGCATAATAAACTTCTTTGCCTAAAGTATGGTATAAAGCGGAATGAATCATTGAATAATGCTCACCATCATCTATTTCATTCAATTGATTAATTAGGTCAAGAATCTGCTTTACCAAATATTCCAAGCTATAAGGTTTTTGATGTAAAGATTGCATATTACTTATTTCGTTATACAACTCATTGATTTTCCTTAAGTATTCTTCTTTCATTGTAACTTTGTTTTTGAATATTTTAAATATTTTTGAGTTTATTTCGTCTATCTATGAGTGTATCTGTAGAATTCGATTGCCTGAATTTATTTTCCCCTTATGCTCCATAATAACTATATTTTAAATTCAATCCAGTAACGCCTTAATCAAGCAATCTTTCAAATCAGTGTAATACTGAATATTGATCTTCGTGATCATATCATCTGATAATTCATTCAATTGCTTCCTTGCATTTAAAGGAATAAGTATGGTAGTTGCTCCTTTTTCAACCGATAGTTCAGCAAGATTTACAGCATTGTACACTATATCAAGCGAGCCACCCAGATTGAGTTGACCAACAATGACCAGACCGCCTTTTGTCCCTTTTTCGAGGATAGCACTGCACAGTGCAATTAATACGGCCATTCCCATACCATTGCCACTTTTGGATGCATCGAATACGCGTAACTGAACCGTAAATTCGCGTGAACGAGGATCTCTGTCGCCAACTAACTCCTTTGTTTTGCTGTATAAATTTTGTTCTGCATACTTTACGCATTCCTGGAATTGCGGTGGTGCTGGCTTATTTAATATTTTGACTCCGGAACCCGGACCAATATTAACTTCTATTTTGTATAAACCGGTAGCTTCTTCTTGTCCGCCAGCATTTAGTGCCCATATTTGGCCAGGAGGAAGCGGATCTTCTCCAATTGTATTTTCGCTATGGATTTCAGGAGTTGTCACAAATGTCTCAACACCATTTTCTCCAATACGGTAGCTAAAATGGGTATTCCGAAACTCTGCTGAACCAATTCGTTTCTGTTGTTCTTTTACCCTTCTTCTGTATTCCAATGAAACCTTTATTGCCCATTCCAATAATTCATCGGAAATCGGTACTTCCGGATTAGGTTGCATTAATTTCAACAAACCATTGAGGGTTTTATTGACTGCCGATGTGTCGCGGCCACTTAGAGCGCCACCATAATCAATACGTGATGAAACGGATGTAATTCTGCTGATATCACGTAATCTTGTCCAACATTCAGCAAGGAAATCACTTACTAAACCAAAATGATTTGTGAAGAATACCTTGTTTAGTTTTGGAAAATCCCAGCCTGGCACAAAAGCATGAATACGGTCCATAAAAGCCGTATCATCCCTCATTTCCTGTGGAAGCGGACCAAATAGGTGTCCTATTCTTTGTTGATGCTCGACATCGACTTCAAAATTCCCCACCATAACGATGCCACCATCTGCACGGATAGGTTCCTTGCCGCGACTGAATTCCCCACTTTCCATGTAACCTTTCATGATGTTCACGCCATCTTTCTGATCAAACGAAACACCTGAAACTTCGTCAAAGCAGACCACATCATACTTACAAACGAGTCCTCGTTCTCCGCTTCCCATATTAACAAACATCTTTGCAACAGTGGCTTTACCACCGGAAACCAAATGCGAATAAGGTGAAATCTGTTGATATAGATGCGATTTTCCGGTACCTCTCGGTCCCAGTTCTATCATATTGTAGTTGCGTTCCAGGAATGGGATCATCCGGACAAAAAGCACATTCCTGGCTTTTTCCGTTAATTCGGCTGGCTCCATTCCAACACTGCGGATTAAGAACTCTTTCCATTCTTCCAATGTAAAAAACTCCCGCCCTTTATATAGAATATCTAGCACATTTCTTTGTGACAATTGAATAGGGCGAATATTTGCCACACCAAACGGACGTCCACCATTTTCCTGGGCGATAGCTGCATCATATACCAATTCAATCTCGGCATAAAACCCTCCTGTCAGCATCCGGTCGTTGGCATTAACAGCCTCGGCAGAAATACGAACCTTGTTCAATTGTAAACTTGGTAAAGTTGCCACGTAACTATCAGTAACCGTGTCCAGTTTGGCCGTGATGATATCAATAATTTTAATTGATCCTTTTTCCCTGGCTTTCGATTTGAAATATTCTTCCTCTCCAGGTCGAACTGTTCTATCCTGGAGTTGCCTTTTCACAATCTCCAAACCTTCCTGAATTTCTCCTTCATCCGTGGTTGCACAATACCGACCTAAAAGAAATTCGATGACATAGGTGGGTATAGGGTATGTTTTGCGGAATTGTTCCAGCAAATCTTTGCGTACAACAAATCCTTCAAATGCCTTGGTTCCTAATTGGTCAATTTTATCTAATTCCATAATAATCTGTATTATCCACCAACGGTGGTTAGTTTTTTATCAAGGATTCTTCCGGTTTCATCTAAAAGTACGATAATTACTGCCTGCGATTCATGATCATCATTGACCATTACAGAACCTTTATTTCCGCTTACCGATTTGTTTTTCGATTCTACAATCGATGTGCTTTCATCGTTGTATTTAGTGCGTATATCAATTGTGAAACTTTCATGTGCACCTTCGGTTAGTACGGCACATTTTAGGTTGACCCATTTTACATCCTTTATTTTAGCATTTACTTTTGAGCCAGCCGAATTTTCAATAAATATGGTGGGTACGAGACATTCATGCAATGAAATACCCCCATGTGCAAATTCTTCATTGGCTCTAAAAAATGAGATGCCTGGCGCATACGCAATAAATATTGAAGGGTTCCAACGCCAGGGGAGATGCAACAAATCTGTTTTCACACCTTCTTTGATGAGTGCGCAACGACCCCAACGTGTCTCTGTTAATCCTTCATACAATTGCGTTTTGGGTAATCCTCCTGGTAGCAAAAGCCAACCGTGATCTGTTACAATCTTTATTCTTTTTATTCCCTGATTAAATGCATGATCGATAACCTCCTGAACCTGTTCAAAAAGTTCTTCGATACGTTTTACCATGTTTGACTGTTCTTCGTGCCCTTTTGTATCGATATCTCCAATCTCCTGCCAGGATTGCTCTTCAGAATTAAGATCGATGCCGGTTGCAATATATTTAAAACTATAGGTAACCAAAGATTCTCTGAACGCAAGTGTTTGTAAATCTTTGCCTAATTTGAGCTGCGGACGGAAATCTTTTATATCACTCGTTTCACAAACTGCCGTTGCCATAGGCGAAACGTTAGGCTTAGCCGTTGGCGTTACGGTTGGAATAGCAGACCAGTTTGTTCCCAAAGTTGCCTGGTATTTGAATTTTAATAATCGTGTACAAAATTCCTGGGCTAATTCAAATCGGAATGCATCTACAAATAGAACAAAAGATTCGGTTTCAATAGATGCAGTCTGGCTGGTAAAAATCGAGGCATCTTTCGCCACCAATTCCTGAAATTTCTTTGTGACTAATTCAAGCCAGGGTTGGTAAATACATTTAATCAATGACTTGATTAATATTTTGTCTTTTTCTGTTTTTACAGTAGCAAGTGCTTTCCGCATGGTCTGATCGGCTAAATAGCCATCCGATATATAATAACCCCTTAACTCATCGATGGAGGAAGATGGGAAAGATGCAGTGGCTTGTACTGCCATTACGATTAAATACTGCAGGGCATTCGCCAATGGAGCCTGACCTAATTCAAACCAAACCCAATTTCTGCGAACCTGGTGGTTTTGTTCCAACACGTTCAACAAGGCAAGTGCCTCTTTAGGCTGGAGTTTCGATGCTTTGAGAAATGCTTTGCGCAGTTCCTCTTCTTTTGCCTCGTTTACTTGTGGCCAGCTTTCTTCCGGAAATGCAAACATGCCGCTGCCTAAATCATCGGGTTTGGCTAATCGAAGCAATGCTTCGATTTCAGGATATCTTTTAGGAGCGGTGGAATACATCTGCCAAACGTATTTCCAGGCATTTCGTTGTGAACCTAATTTTTCGGCGATGGCTTTAATATTGCGATAATCCGGTGCAAAATCATATTGAGATTGGCAAAGACAGGCAAAAACCTCCCTTTTACCCAGATCCATACTTTGTAAAAACGAATCGCCTTTGCACATCCATTTCAAAATATTGGGGATAATATCGGGGAATAACTGGTTGTTAAGGTATTCTGCATCAATGATCGTCTTGCCCTGTAATATTTCATCGTCCTGAAATATCGTTGGTAATGCTTTTTTTAATGCTCCTTTGGTTGCCGTATCTTTTAAAACCTTTAATCCAAGCCCATTGTTTGGATTTTCAACAAAGGCAAGTATCGACCATTCTTTCCCGTTATCCTGTGTAAAAAGGGTGCCCGTATATTGGTATTCAAGCAGAGGCTGAAACTCAAGCCCGGCGTTTTCCACATTTCTTAAATCATTTTTTGCAACACCCGGCAGGTAAATAATCGGTGTGGCATCTTCATCCCAGTTGGCTTCGGGAAGCGTTTTGGCAACCATACATTTCAGCCAAATAGATGGCCCTTGCTTTTTTGACGGATCATAAGGACCATAAATCAGCAGCTGCGGAAAATCAGCCTGCAAAACGGGCATTACTTCTGTCCATTGCAGTTCAGGATCGGGCCAAAGGATTACCTCTGGTTTCACCATGATATTACTATTGTGCTGCTCTGCTTGCTTTAAAGCCTGAATTACCTTATCGTATATGCTTTGACTCATATTTTACTTTAATAGTTTTTTCCCTTTTTCGGTTAGTCGGTATTTTTGCAGTCGGCTATTAGGTTTATCAGGCAAGGTCATCTCAATAATATCATATTCCAATAGTGGTTTAATATAGTAATTAAAGTGTTTAGAGTGGTTGATAAGCCCCAAATGGGCTAAAATATCAATTCTTGATTTCTCTTCGATTAGAAAATCGATTATCTCTAATGACTTAGACACCGACTTAGACACCGACTTAGACACCGACTTAGTTACTATTTGATCTCTGACGATGTCTCTGACATCACTGAGATCGTTGTCCAAAAGCATGCTTAATAGTTGAAAATCAAATTTTTCGGCCATTAAAACATCAACATCTGCAGGGGTTAATTTATTTCCTGACTTAGTTACTAACTTAGTTACTAACCAATCAGCATGGCAAGGCAAAGTGACCAAAAACAATATACTTTCTTCGTCGGTATAAAAGATCGGTGCCGGATTACCATTTTTCGTCATTTCGTCACGAATTACAGGAATACCTGTGGCTTTTCCCTCTGTGAGGTTTAATTCCTTCAAAAAATCACCAATTCTCCGGTTCCGATAATCCCTTGCAATTACTCTTCGTTGTTGTAAATCGGCATTTTTGATTGGGGGCAAAGGACCAGGATAACTTAAGATTTCGATCCGGTCAGGAAGCACCTGTATTTCAATGGGTTTTTCATCAGCATAACTTTTATGATAAACCGCATTGCAGATTGCTTCTTCCAAAGCATTGTAAGGATAATTGCTGATGTTCAAACTTTCTGCCTGACCGGTAATTTTCCTGGTCTCGGTTTTTAGTACTTTGTCTTTCAAGTAGGCCAGACAATTACGTATTTGCTTGTGCAAAGGACCTTTAAAAGTTTCTGAAATATAATTCCGACCTGCTTCGTCCTTATGAATGGCCAATTCAATCCATGCCCGATTAAAAAAACGGTGCGGGTTACTATTGAAAAACAAGAGCCCTGCGTTTACAGGCCTTAGGAATTCAACCGGGCCACGGGCAATTTGCATCGCTTTGCACAAATCGGCAAAGGGCATCGAGGTACTTTCTTCGAATAAATCGCTCCCAACTTCCTGCAAGAACTCACGAATCAAGCCCAGCTCCAGGTTGTTAAGCTTAGCTTCCTGATTGATACGGTCATCGAAAGGTATTTTTGCAGTCAACTCAATCAAGTGTGTTTGATTATCTCCTTGTGCTACAATACTCCGGCTACCCGACCTGATATAATATTGCCTCCTTGCATCATTTCCAAGGGTCGATGGGCAAGAATAGGGACGCATATCGCCGGCTGGACACCAAACAACTAAAATATGCTTACCGTCAATTTCATACGGTTGTGTAATGGGAAGATAATTGGGTTGAATTTTATAGCATATGCCAATTAATTCACCTTGTATCCGGTCTAAACTATCCAATAGCAATCCTTTCAATGGAAATTGAGGAATCCCTTCGATTGCATTGATGCCAATGATGATATAACCACCTCCCCAATTATTGATATCATTGGCAAATGCGCACACTGAATGCAAAACGTCTTCAGGGTTCCAGCCTTCCTTAAATTCAAGTCGTTCCCATTCAACTACTTTGCCGTGTACTAATTCTAATATGTTTACTGGTAGTGCCATTTTCTTTGTTTATTTCATCTTTGATTGAATTTCTATTTGAAAGCTTTTTAACCCTTGTAAAAGTAGTACTGTTATTCTTCCCGTCGGCGCCGGCAGTTGTTTCCAAAATGGAAATAACTGAATTATATGATTTTCCATATACGGAATGCTGTTTACTTTTTATTTGCTCTTGCTTCCCTCTTCTCTTCCAAACTCTTATGCAAATCATTATCCCTCACCTCACCCCAATGACTGTCTGGAGGATTCTTACCGCGATCAACACCCCATTTGAGATTGAATTTTGAACGCAAAACACCTGCTTCGATAAACGGACGGATATTCAGTCGCACACCATCATTCAGGTCGGGTTCCCAACCGATGGGTTGTTGCTCGAGTGATTTCCAGCGAACAAAAATATCATAAGGTGCTTCCCCTTCGAGGATCGCTTCCAGTTTTTCTTTGAGATTGATGGCAGCACTATACAATCCATCTGCTCCACTCTCACCCGACTTTTTCTTCGCATCGCACATGCGAATCCAATCGCCCAGGTAAGTGTAAGTCAATTTGACCAGATTTTCTTTGGTGAGCATATGGTAGTTGACCAATGCCGAAAAACCATCGTTGCGACCATCCCATATATTCCAGATAAAAGGACGGTTTTGAAATAATCGGCAATGTTGCGCAAAAAATTCTTTACGCAGCCACTCTTCCAGATTTGACGATGAAGCGCCTTCTTTTGCCAACAATTGGCTGATGGCCTGATTATTCCATTCGTTGCCAAATGCCTCTTTTAAATAGGAACGCAACCGGTCGGCACCGGCTTCTTCGGCATTGACCGATGGAATACAAAAAATACCATCTTCGTCCGATAAGTAATCAAATGCTTTAACGGCTTTAATTAATTCCCTAGCTTCGTCTGCCAATTCCATTTTTGCATCACTTTCGGCAGGCCATCGATAACCCAACAGCCGGGCAACCACTACCTGTAATGGGTTTTCTGCTTTTGTGGGGTGACCATGAAACAGCCATTGCGTAAGATCATCACTATATGGTTTTGGTAGGCCGTTAGGGTATTTTTCTTCAGCTACTTTTTGCCAATATTCTAAGTCAAATGGTACTTTGGCGAGTGTTGAATTTGTAACCTTGAGTGCCTGATCAATTTTTCTTACTTCATTAACGTATTCATTTGTTTGGCAGTAAGTCCAAATTGGAAGTAATAATTTAGGATTTGATGGAACGATAACTGCAATATTTGAATCAAAGGTTTCACCCGTAAACAAGCTTGCAGGCAAGTTACTCATAGAACTTATTCCAATCCCCAATTTTCCCCAAGCTTTGTTCCCGCGTTGATCGCTATCGTGCAATTTCTCTCTTCTAATCCATTTTTCTTCTCTTAAATGACCGTTTTTTTTATCGTATAAAATAATTTGATCTAATCCACCGAAATAAGTAGTCTTATTTACGGTAATTTGTTGATAAGTCCACAGTTCCGAGATATTGTTTATTTCCCAAATCTTTCTTTGAAATCTAGGACTATCTCCATTTAAGACACCTGCATAACAAGAAGCATATTTTTCTAATAATTCTGTGTTATGACTTTCTTCTAAAATTAATCTCGCGTCAGGATTTTTTAACTGCACTATTTGTTTTACGTTTTTAAGTTCAACGTTTTTGAGAGCGACTTCTTTTGCGGCTGCGTCAATTGCTTCCGAAACATCTATTCCTGCGAGAATATGAGATTGAATAGGATTTTTATGCTGAATAACAATTAGCATCACATTAAAATCCCACATCGGCGTTTGGAAACTTTTGGTACCTAATCTGGCAACTAAATTCCATGTTTCGTTTCTTAGTAGTTTTTCTCTATACTTTTTATATGTAGAAAAAAACAACCAGTTTTGAGGTATTACACTACAAGAAATTCCGCCCAAAGTATTTGATTTCAGCATTTTCTCAAGGAAAACATTTGCCAAATCTCCTTTTGCTTCAGGATAATGTTTAAAGCAATAATTTGCGAGAATTCCATCTTCAACTTGTCTAGACCGTCCCAAATATGGTACATTGGTAATTTGTAGTGTGTATTTCAGTGCCAATATTTCACCGGCTTTGGCAATGCCTGCAGCAATTACCCCGCGTTCTACGAGGTCTTTGTCTGCTTCTCCTTCCAATGCTTTTATTAGAATGGGTTGTAGCTGTTCAAAACTGGCGGTGTATAAATCAGATTTTATTGTAGAGGGGTCTAATAAACTGCCCAATTCTGGGGCAAGCTGAAAATGGTCGTAAAGCACTCTCATGCCATTTTCCATTCTCATTTTTTCATTTTCATCTGATTCTTTGGAAACTAATTTTACCCATTCTTCCACCTTCCCTTTAGGTGCAATACCGCTGCAAGCCAGGTTCATTTCGGGCAGTTGTTTGTAATGACCACAAAACTTCCAGGCAGTTAAAGCCAGGTTAAAAGCGGCGATTTGTGTGCAGCGGGCGTCCAGCTCCAACCCATGCAGGTTTTCGGTAATTACTTTGTCTGTAGCTTCTTCCTTGGTCAATCCGTCTTCGTACATTCGAAAGGAAGCAAACACGGGAAACAACGAGGCCACAAAATGGCCGGAGCCCATGCAGGGGTCTAAGGAAGTAACATCAGCTGTTTTATTAGGCCATCCATCAAACTTACCTGCTGCAGGCGTACCATCTTCCAGCAAGCGTAAGTATTCAAATCTTACAGGAGGTGTTACTCCGGGATTCCGGCTTACCCACCATGCACCAAGCGTGTTATCAATTAAAAAGTGAACCATATAAGGCTCAGTAAATAATTGCGTTACTGCAGGCAGTTTCGCCCCGTCAATTTTATCGCCGCTTTTGTTAATTGCTTCCTTCGCATCACTTTGCCAAAACTGATAGACCCAACCCAGCGCATCATCGGCAGTAAAAATGTAACTATCCAAGGCGTCTATAATCGCTTCGAGTTTTATCCGGTCATCAGCAGCAAATTGGATTTGCATCAAAGGATCATCTGTTCTGAAAATAGCTGGCAGCATTTTTGAAGCATATGCAGCGGCAGCATCCCATTTATCGGTAAATCCTTCCTCGCCGGCGAGCTCTTCGCATTCTTCCATGGTCACCGCCACACCGGATGAGTGCATCAGTAAATTGTTGCTTTCCAAAAATTTGGCAAACAACATCTTATGCCAGTTTTCGTACGCAAGCTCGTATCCCAAATGTTCTATTTGCTGATTTCCGGTTGAAGGCAAATCATCTCCCAACAATCGTGCCTTGTGGCGAAGCCGGTTGCGTAAAGCCCTTTGATCGGGATTCATATGTGCATAAGGTTCCGGGTGGTCAACTGCGAGGCTGTGCAAAGCATTACGGGCACCAATTTCTGCGAGTTTACGGGCTTGTTTTACAGCAGTTTCTAAGGTGCCGCGTTGTTGAGAAGTTAATACTGGCATTATTTCAAAATTATAGAGATTGAATCTTTCAACAGATTTTCCAACTCAGTTTTTAATTCCGCGATATAGACTTCAATATCAGCCTGATTATTAATCGTCGTTCGGGGCAAACTAAATGTTGTAGCCTTAGGAGCCGTTATTACAATGGCTTCGTCCACTGCTGACTGAAACTGACCAGGCAATGCGGCTATTTTTGTATCCCACGAATAGAGCGATGCCTTTTGTAATTGGTTGAGAAGAGCATTGGAATCAAGCGGTTTTATTTCGGGTTTTGCCAGCAATTGGTGTTTAAATAAGATGCTGTGCTTTTGATCGGGCGTTAGTTTACCGAAATACATATTGGCTTGCAGTTCTGCCATTTTCAGATCGTACAAACTGATATAACTCTCTTTCAACTTGTTTAAGGCACCTTTCAGCTTTTCGGTAAGGTCAGTTAACTTAGGTTGAATCGGATCGGGTTCCTGTAACAACAGCCTGTTATCACGAATCGCCTCAATTTCTGATTTCAATTGTTCCATTCCTGTATCGCCATTTGAATGATTGGCCAGCTCTGACAATAATCTCCATTGTGGTTCCCGCTTGCGCACTAAATCGGCCTTTTTACTCCACTCGGTATTCTTCGATTTCAGATCCTCCTGTTCCTCCAGCAGACGAACCAGACGTTCATTCCCATCCAGATTTTCAATATCTTTTAAAAATTGAATGTTGATCGGCTCTGGTTTGGGAGCATCACCACCTATAATGCCGGCCAGCTCTTTTAACTTATTCAGGAAGGTATTCGAATGTAAAAACTCTTCACCTGGTTTGCACGAAATACCTGCATCCAGGTAGATTTTCCGAAGTTTTATTTTATCGGAAGCTGCCAAAGTATGCACTTCTTTCTTGAAAACCGCAATACCGATTTTGGCCTGATTGATATTAGGTTCAGGTGTCGAAATATTCTCCATATTTCGAAGCATCACAATCATCGTGTCAATTGCATCCTGGCTCCAGCCATAGTGCGCCTTCATAAATTGGTTGCGGATTTCTTTGCCCTGCTTGGTATTGTTTCCAATGAACCGTAATATTTCAATCGCAACAGGATGATCTTTAGGTTCCTTTTCCCAACCAATTTTCTTTAGGGCATCCGGATCTCCGGATAGCGCTTTGGCTAATGCTTTATCCCAATCTTTAAAGTCACCTTTGCTTTTAAATTCAGTAAATTGTCTATCTGCCAGACTGTTTAAGGCACTTTCAATATTGTCTCTTATGGTGCCTGTTTCCACTTTATTTCCACCTGCCAAATAAACGACACCCTCCATGCAAATTTTAATGATCAGTTCTTCTATGGCAATCCGTGCGAGCCCCTGACGGGTCTCCATGCTTTTCCTGGCTTGTTCACCTTCAGGATTAGAGGGTAAACCTTTTGCATTAATCGTTAACCCGGCAGCGAGATATTTGATGATCTCACTTCGAAGTTCAGAATCACGGAATTTTTTCACAAAAGCATAAGCCAATGGAGCATCGGCACCTTCAGCCCGGATTTCGTTGATTACGACAGATTCATTTTCAAACCAACCATCACGAATCCAGACATTTAGTTTGTAATCGGTATTCGGTCTTGTCTCTTTATCCCAAATATCAAAATCTCTCTTTTGTTTTGAAATACCATGCAAAATATTGATGGTCTTTGTTTTATCATTGAAAAAAGCTATGATCTTCTCCTTTCGAAGGCTTTGAATTTTGTCATCTCCCGAGCTGTTTATTTTTACGGCCTGTGCGGTATATTCCTGTTCCCATTCTGCACCTACTTTGGTTTGCAGTTTGAACTCATCATTTACAGGCATTAATACTTTTTCTTCTACCAGTTTTTTAATGAGCTCTTTGATCTTCGTACGGAATTTATCAGAGGATTCGTTAAGGTTGTCGATCAATAATTCAGCGATCGTATTTTCATTCGACTTTAAACGGCTAACTGTTGTATCCTTCGGCAACTGATCGATCAGAAATACAACGCTTAGAATTCGGCCTTCCAGTTCACAATCACCACCCTGTACTTTTCTCCCTTCAATCAGATTATTGGTTTCATTTAAAAGCAACGCATTTTGCAACAGCTGCGATTGCTTTTGCTCAAAGATTAAATCTGCGGGAATTATAAAACCTAATTCTTTGTCCGCTACCTTTTTGATACTTTCATCCACAATCCTTAACTGGCTTCTTAATTGCCCCGAGGTACCAGCTGTGTCAATAGCCTGGAGAATTTTCTTCCAGAATTTACGCGTAGAGGGCATAATCGGATAATCAGCGATTAAGTTAGCTCGGTCGCTTGTAACATAGCCAAAATCAGTACCGGAAAGATTTCGGGAAATTTCACCTAAAGCTGCTTCGAGCTTTTTGTCAATCGCACTGATCGTTGAAGGTTTTTTCTCCAATACCGTTTTTCGGGTTACTGTTTCGACATCAGTATCTGATAACGAAACATTGATCGTAAAACGATCTTTTAAACGCTGTAACAAGCTTGTCTCTGAGAGTGCATTCTGTCCAGTACCAACCAGTAAAAATTTACCATCAAAATTACTGCATATATCCTGCGCCAGATTTTGAAGGTCAATACTCTTATCGCTATCCGAACCTATGAATTGCTGAACCTCATCCAAAACCACAATCGTTAAAGGAATTTTAGTACCAAAGAACATGGGCAATATTTCGGTTTTGATGGTGTCAATCAATTGCTCCCGATTAATGCTTTCAATTCTCTTGAAGTTAGCCTTGAAATTTTCCTTCACCTTGGCCTCATTTTCAGCAAATTCCGGCTTCAGTTCCAATATCGCTTTTGCGATTGCTGTCGACACAAATAAGTTTTCATATTCCTTCTTGAAATCCTTCCCCTGTGCTTCTATCAACGATTTTAAACCATCATAAATTCCTTCCTGTTTGGCCCAATAAACAAATTTAAAATGATGGTATTGCTGAGGCAACCCCAATTCATTCAAAAACAATTGAAGGAATGAATAACGAATATCCGCCGAAGGGAAATCTTTCAATGTGCCTGAAACAGATAGCTTTCCATTTAATTTTTGCTTTCTTTCCAGTTCGAAAAATAAATCATTGATATCCTGAGGTAAAGGTTTTATTGTTCTTGCTGTATCGCCATTCGGAAACTGAAAGTCTTCCCATAGGTAACCTAACATTTTAACGAGGTGTGATTTACCACTCCCAAAAAATCCACTTACCCACGCTGCAGGTTGTTTGGGCTGGTCGATATGTTTTAAGTAAGTATCTAAAATCCGGTAGATACCACGTTGGTATTCACCTTCGCATACAAACGTTTTCAATTCGTGACGAATAATCTTGAGCCCCTGCTCATCCTTTGCAGTATTTATTTCAACAACGCCATCGTTGATCAGGTTGTTTTCATCAGGATTCAGTGTAAATAATTCCTTATTCTTCATAGTGGTTATAAATTAAGCAGTTATAGGCCGTGCAAGATAGCTCCAACCATCCCTGGCATCTAAAAGGCGGTAATGATTTTTATCGAATTCCCCGGGAAAGAGGATCAACATTCTTCCTTTGAAAGCATTGGAGCAACCGTTGAGTACATCCGACATTCGGTTAAATCCGAAAAGCGAAGAAATATCCCGGATCGCAATCAGGGTTGTATCATCCGAACCTTGATTCTCTATTTCCTTGATCAAAAAATCAATGGCAAATTGCTTGAATTCAGCTTCCAGTTGATCAACCAAAGTTTCCGGATCATTAAAGTATTCCTCTTTGTATTCATGGTTTGTCATCCAAATGGGAAAGCATTTCTTCAACGAAATATTCACCCATTTTTTACCCGCTTTAATGGTGGCTGTTTCAAAGTCACCCAAACGCAGTTCAACTTTGCGTTGTTCTGCCGGATCGTAAACCAAAAACCAGACTCGTTCCTGTCCGGATAAAGAAGTTGACCACGGTTCATTGACCACTAGTTCAAAGGCAGATAGTAATTGATCAGTTTTAGATACCATTAATTTCCAGTTTGTTGGTTAGGTTATTGAAAGATATTGCAGTCACGCTTCCTGCAAATTGGTATTGCATGAAATCTCTTTTAGCCGCTTCAATGGCAAGCTCACGGACAATCGAATCGCTTAAAGAAAGCGCTTTTACCCATTTACTTGTTAAAATAAAATCGCCTCTCAATCCATCTAAGTAAGCCATGAAAAAAGCAAAAGCAACTACAATAAAGCTGATATCTGGTTGAGTCCGGATGTTTTTTACTTTTCCGGTTATGAAACCTGCTTGTTTCCAGGAACTGGCAATACGATTCGCTATTGCTCTTCTTGTGATTTCTGAATACCTGCCTGAATATCTGGATTCAAGATCTTCCTCTAACTTTTCGACAGTTATTCTGTCACCAAGCTTTGTATCAACAACCGCTGAAATGCTTTCGGCCAATAAATAATCATGACCAATCGAATACAAAAGGGCCAAAATCGGTTTATTCTTCTCATCCGAAATTTGCCAGAAGTATTTTAGTGCTTTAAATGACGGATTGTTTAAGTCAAAACTGTATAGTGTTATTAGAAAACCCGTTGTTCTTTTGACACCTGATTTTGTCTTCTTATTAATGACATTTTGACTCAGTGAATCAAGGTAATTGTCATCCTCAATTGCATGATCCATCACCTTTGCAAGTTCAGCAAACATGATGGTACGGCTGGTATGTATGGTTTTAGTTGGGTTCACAGTTTAAAATCAATCAAAAATTATTATCATAAAAACTTACTCATTTTCACAGCTTGCAAGTTACAAAATCACAATAAACAATTCATTATTGTTAAAAATGTTTTTTCACTGAGATTTCAACAAAATAAAGGGTGGAACATGTTGAAAAGATATTTTTGATCAATTAAGAGCTTTTAATATTGAAAAGATGAAAGGTTGAAAAATGGTTTAGATTTGTAAAAAATATTTTTGTGATTAAATATTTGATTTACATTCCTTTATTGAAGTCGTCATTTCAGTAATGATGTTTTTCGTTTCTTTGAAGTATATGTAATGAAGATGAATGCTGTCATTTTCAATTTTAATCTCCTTATCAGCAAAAGTGGTATCACATTTATCAGGCAAAGAAGGCATTACACACGCGACATATAAATTGATATGCTTTGGTGGAAGGCTCACATGATAACCAAATAATTTCCACCAATCTTCACCACTTTTGCTACGTAAAAGTTTTAAAACAAAGGTTGCATATGCCAATCCTTGAAGTATTGCTTTAGAGGGAGGTTCTTTGGAAACATTTTCATCTTTTACTTCCATAATACAAAGTCTTCTCCTACCTCCTCTACTAACACGAGCTAAAATATCAATGCCGCCACCTTTTATTACATATTCCAGGCTATCAATTTTACTGGCGCTTAAAGGAGTAGGCATTTGAAACCGAGCAATGTTTGCAAGCAACACCGGTTGAACATTGCATAAACTTTTAATTTGACTTTTCGATTTTGAAAATTCAGTTAAAAGGAGACTTTCTATTCTGTGCTCATTATTCATACCTAAAGTGTCATCTCTTTTAGGATTTGCCTTGAAATATTTTCTAAATTCTTTTGATTTCTCCGACCTCCATGCATTGTCCTTCAGCTGAATTTTACATCCAAAATACGTCTCATTATTTTTGTCACATCGTAAAGTTGAAATTGCAACATTATCTCCCTTAATTTTAAGATCGGCGACATCCTGACCAAGATAACGCAAGGAATAGACCATGCTCCCTTTAGCTTCTTTTACATTCATGTATAGATATAGAGGCATCCATTTATGAAATTTCTTTTTATTCTTTATGATTGTGTCAAGGTTCAAATGAATTTTTTTTGCATAATCTTCAAATCTTGAAATCCACTCATTATTATCATGTAACTTCTCTTGAACTTTCAAAATTGTATACCTACATTCTTCATCAAAATCGCGCATAGTTAAACCTCCCAATATTCGCCATCGGCGTTTAATTCAACATTATTAAATAGTTCACTGTATTTCTCCGGCATAAAAGTATGGATAGGAACGATTCTGGAAGGAGCCAGAGCATCTGCAAACCGTTTTAAATCCGAAGGGCTTGCATGACCGGATGTATGTATGCTTTGCTTAGGAATTTTATGCTTGGCCAGCCATTCCCTTAAATAAGCATTTGAATCCTGTTCCCAATAACCTTCCCATTGTGAATAAATATATACCGCATCATTGAGCAAATCTGCCTTTTCAAGATCTCGTATATGAATTGGGCGAAAAAGAAGAACGCTCTGATCTGAAATTGCCTGCAGGTTTTCAATAAAGATACGATTCTTGGAATGGCTTTTTAAAAGATCAATCCAATTGTTGCTTTTTATTTGAATTCGTTGTTTATGAGGAATAAATAGGGCAATATTTGGCCAGCCAGACTGCGGAA